TCAACGGCTCAAGACCAGGAATTGCGTCAAGGAACTTGCGACGTAACTCACCACCTAACTGCTTCTTCTGACTGTCTGACAGCTCGGGATGCAGGCTATGGCCGAGTTTTTGATCGCCGGCACCATAGATAAATGCGTACGTGAGGGTTTTGACCTCTTTACGTGTGCATCCCACACGGTCAGCGTTTTGCTGGTGGATATCACCGTTCAGTACGACGTCAGCGAACGCACCTTGGTCGAACTTGCTCAAGTAATGCCCAAGTGCTCGGAGCTCTAGTCCTTCAAGGTCACAGCCAACCATAACCATTCCTGGATGAGGAACGAACAGCTCCCGTGCCCATGGTGCACTCACGACTTGTCCGAGGTTGGGACCACGGTGCGCATTACGCCCCGTCTGTGTCGCCAGTGTGCAGGAGTGGTGGATGCAACCATCGCCCTCAATAGAGTTGAACCAAGAGTTGGTTCCCTCCGATAGTTGCCCCAGCCACTTCTGTAGCGTCAGCAGACGAATAAACATCTCGCACTCGTCGTGCAGTAGCTGATTGCCTTGGGTCAGTGCAAGGTCACGAACCTCAGAGATAGTTGCTTCGTCAACCTTTGGTTTACCTGTGTCGGTAACCTTTGTAAAACGAGCACCACGGAAGGTCTGCAATGCCCAGGCAATGTGCTGACGTGACGTTGAATTGAAGTCCGTCAGACGTGTCATAGGAGCCCCAGCAACGTACCCTTTCTTCTTGTCTGCCCGTTTAGGTGTGAACACCTTGCCAGGGACGTACAGGTACGTAGAAGTGATGCGTTTAGTGAGCTCATCAAATTCAGTTTGAAGCTCGCTACGCACACGGTTAGCAGCTTCCATATCAAAGCGGAAGCCTGACACCTCTTGCTGAGACATCAGTTCTGCCATACGCATTTCAAGTTTGACGTAATCAGGAATCTGCATCATTGTTATCGTCTTTGTTGAATCCAAAAGCAATTGATTTTTCTTCAAGCAGCTTTTCTGCACGTGTTTTATGACCAAGCTTTGCAACGCTTTCCATCACCCTAAGTGTGTCTTCAGTCGTTGAACCGTCAGGCATCCGATTGTGAACTTCATTAAACAGTGGGAAGAAGATGTCAGCAGCAGCTGCTACTTCTTGGTGAGTAAGTGGATCACTTTTCTTAGGCGTAGTCATTCATTCTCCTTTGCAATAGTTCGTATAGTTTTACAGTGACTTGAGTATCTTGGATGCAGTAATCAAGCATCTCAGGTGTATATGTATCCCAAGCGTCGGGACCCTTTCCGTAGTCCCCCTTAAAACACTTTAGGCGGTATCCCCACGCTTCGAGACTATGCCTGCCGTACATACGTTGAGGCATTCCATGAGGGCGTCTTTCAAAGTCTCTATCAATAATATGAGGATAATATAAACGAGAAAGTACAAGAGTATCCAGGACTTCACCTCTCGGTTCAAAGTCTGGATATTGCTCTTTAAGTAATGGAATATCATAGCCAATGATATTGTGTCCGATAAGAAGATCAGCTCTTTCAAGAGCCTTTACGCCCTGGATAACAGCACGTTCTGGCTCGTAATCAAAGACTTCTGTCTCTTCTACGTTAGCCATATTCCGCATTACTATGCAGTGAATTGTTGACCCCTGACGCAGCAGTCCTGTGCTTTCAAGGTCAAAGAGTAGTTCAGTTTTCATCGAGGATCTCCTTAGCATCTTTGGCATCAAACTCGTCTGTTGCATGAGGGTTTGAATCTGGGTAGAGGTCTTCATCAACTCCTTGCTCTGCGTAAGAGTTGACTGAGAAACGGGGGTCTTTGGTTTCAAAGTAAGGTTCAACAGCAATGTTTAATTCGCGTGCTAGGCGTGCAGCCCTACGGAATTCATCCTTGTAATAGGGTTCCCACTCGTGAGCAAGCACAACAACTTTTCGTATGCCCATAATGTGAGCTTGAAAGATAGATGCAGAGAACGGGTAACGTGTTGTATAGACAACAGCTCCTGTCATTGGCGTGCCTCTTTTACAAGCAGCTGCAATCGCATAACAAACAGGGTCAATCTCTACCTTGCTTGCTGTGAGAAGAGATCGGCCGTCACCAAGGATTTCACGGTCACGCACTACAACACATCCGCCAGGACAGACGGGGTGTGTGGATGCAGAACCAACAGTCTTAGCAACATCAATAAAATATTTATCCTTATTCTTTATATAGGTGGGATCACCTTTGGGAGATGTCATATCGCATTATCAGACATTTATTCTTATATTAGGTAGTGAATCACAGGATTGCGATACATGGATTACGACAAATTCAAGAAGGAATATGAATCCTTTGATTTATATATGCAAGATTACAGGTCAGCATTTGAACTTGATGAGCACCCTATTGGCGAAAATGATTACATAAGTAAGTTCCCTTCTGCATCACAGGATGATGTACTGGAGTTTACATCTGATGACAGAGTAAACAGTCCTAGTCATTACACAGGTGGTCGAGTAGAAGCAATTGATGTCATTGAAGATGCAATCAAAGATTCTCCTGATCCCACAACAGGGATGCTACAGGCACAAGTTCTAAAGTATTTGCTTCGTTTGTGGCTCAAAGACAATCCATCTGAAGATGCTAAGAAAGCTCGTTGGTATCTAGATCGTCTTATCACCAAGCTGTAAAGCGCCCGCTAGGGCGCACTAGCAGCGGCGAAAGAAGATATAGTCTTCAACCTTATTCAACGTCTCATGATCTTGTACGTGCTCTTTAAGAGCGCTTAATACAAGATCTGTAGGTAGTGAGGTGTGCTTGAGATAGACGGATATACCCTCAGAAAGGTGTGGTGCGTCAGGTGCATACCAAATAACAGGCTTCAGAAACTCCCAGGGATCTAAATCTTGAGACACCCAAGAGTTCAGCTCTTCTATACGTTGTGCAGTTTTTACAATATGAGCTTCGTGTGCGTGCTCTTCAGGAAGACATACTAGCTCATTGTTGCGCAAGAGTGCGTGTTTCCACATAAGAGTTCCGTCTTTGTGGATCAAACGGCACGGATGCACACGAGTACCTGAAGGCAGGTCATAGAAACAAGACGGTGCAATATGACGACTCATCAGACTTCACCTCGATGCTGTTCGTAGTGCTCCAGGTCTTTGGCCCAGTTGTCACCAGCATATTCGTTGTAAATCACACGACCGATATCACGGAAGGTGTTATAGAAAAGAGTGACTTTATCGATGTCGCTAATGGCAGCATCAAGGGGTGGTCCATAGATAAGAACATTCCACGTACTTGGACACACGGACTCAAAACCTTTGCTTGTAGCGCGAAGTTGTTTAACTCTCCTGAAAGGAATGCATACAGGATAGTCCCAAATAACAGGAGTGGCACGAATAATCTCAGAAGCACTGGTAAAAAATACGAAACTGTTGATGTAATTGTTGCGATATTCGTTAATGGTTTTATTTAACCAGACACGAGTGTTGCGCACAGCACCCTTGGGAGCAACCCATACATTGCCGTGCCAGTGATCATTAAGAGGATTGCTTTCCAGTGCAGGTACAGACGTAGCGTCTACGAGCACTTGTTGCACAGGGTCCGAAGTTGGGTCAAAGTCAATGCTTCCCATTACTTGCCGTGCTCTTTCGATGAGCTGAGGCGTTGGGTAAAGGGGAAGCTTGAGACCTTTTTCGGCAAGCTTATTCTGTAAATTCTGCTGCGACCGTTCGGAAGCTTTCTTGGCTCCCTCCTGCTTCGACTGCAAATGTTCTTGTTCCAGCATCACTGATCAAGGTAATTAGTACATTTTTTGACCAGTCATTTTCATCAATCTCTTTCATCAAGCCACGCAGGAATTCAAGGATCTCCTCGTCTTCCATCCGTTCCGCCTGTGCAATGTCATATTCAATGGCATCACCAGACATATAAGTGGTTGAGTCGTTCTGCAAATTAATGATCAGAGAACCAGCGCCGTCACGCTCGACTCCATTCATAGCGATGTTGATCAAGTCAGTGAGAATAAGTTCAGCGGTAGCAGAAAGAAACTTCTGCTCCTGCGTCTTTTCTTCACCCCACTTATCAGACCTAATTAACTGCTGAAGCAGATCAGTTCGCCTAGACATAATGTAATGACTCTTGTATAAGGATAAGTTAATTAATACTCTAATGTGGGATCTTCGCCATCAATTTCGTGATCTTCTGGTTGTTGATTTAGGCCAGTTCCAGATGAGTTGATTTGACTTGCGTGACGACCATTCAAAATATCAACCATAACTGCTTCAAACCTTTCATCAAACTGAGTAGTAGGGTCAAGCAGTAGTTCTTCACGACCATTCAACTCGTTCATAGCATCAAGCTTTTCTTGCTCTTTCATTGCTTGCTCTACCATATACTCAGCCACTTGTTGACGAAGCGTATGTAGTTCACAAGCAAGCTCAAAGCTTTCGAGATAGCTGTCGTGATCTACAAATACTCCAACATTTTGCGGGATGAGGTGAAATGGATTGCAGCAATACTTGTTACCACAAGTAGTTTTAACGCCACTAAATCCAAGATCACCCCAAGTAAACCACATTGCAACACGCTGGGGATGATGCTGCGTAGAGCTACTAATTCCATGACGTCTCCAAGCAAATTGTGGTTGCTTGGTTCGTTTGTTGATATTGCCTCTCCATTCCCAACATTCATCAGGGTCACCA